AAATTCAGAAGGTGAACCTGAAAGATGGCCAGGTTATGAAGATAATGACGGAAAAGAGATGTTGAATCATATTCATTTTGAACTAAGATTAAATGATGCATTATTAGATCCTGCAGAAGTTCCTTATAAACCTAATTATTTAACTTAAATTATGTATATACCTTTATCTAAATACACTGAACCTAAGTATACTAGAGGATTAGAGCTTTTAAAACCTGACGGTACTTATTATGTTGGATGGTATTTTACTGATTTAAAAGGAAATATTTTTACAGGTAAAAAACCTTCTAAAAATAATCGTAAGTTAGCTCAAGGTAATATTGAAATAACTTCATCTAGAGCTAAGTTTACTTTTACAAAAGATAGTATTCGTCCTACTGAAAGAGATTATATAAACGGATTTTTTATAAGATACTTTTTACAAGATAAAAGATCTAAAAAAATTATAGAAGTAAAAAAAGAAAAATTTGACGAATTAAGAAAAATAGACTATATTATAAGTTTACAACTTGAATGGTTATTAACTAATCCTATTGAAAATATTAAAAAAGGTCCATATATTTATTTTGGATCTTTAGCTAGAAATAAAGAAACTGTATTGGAACAAAGAACAATAAAATTTCCATCTGACTTTTTTACTTCTTTTTTTGAATTTATAAGAGAAGAAAATGTTGAAATAACTACTTCTCAACTTTCTAATCCTAAATTTGACCCAGTTACTGATATAAAAGATAGAGTACAAGAAAACTTATTTACCGAAGGAGGAGAATTTTTTATAAAAGGTACTAATAAAGAGTATGTAGGTAAGTACCACATCCATCCCGATAAAGGTCCTATGGTTGGAGGCAAACATTCAAGATTACCTCATGATTTATTAGAAAAAATAGATCCTACCAAAACACAACCTGAAACTCAAATTGATACAGGTTCTCAAGAATTTACACCTTCTGTTAATATTAGCGGTGGTACTGGATTTACCGCTGGTAGTGGTGGTTCTGGAGGCGGCGGTGGAGGCGGCGGAGGCGGCTATTAAGATAGTAGAAAGTTGGTAATTTAAAATTAATTACTTATATTATTAAAAAGGTTATAGAGTGTTTTATATATCAGAAACAGATCATCAGTTAGAAAGACTAAAAATATTAGGAAGATTAGGAGCTTTTATTCAAATTATTTCTTCTAATGATAACTATCATCCTAAACTTGCATCTACTATAGCAGTTTATATAAGACCTTTAGAAAGTAAGCATGGATTTATTATTCCAATAGATCATGATGAAGGTATTAATGTAGAAAAAGAACGTGTCTCTGAACTTTTACAAGAGTTTACTACTCTATATACCTTAGATAAGAAAGAATTACTTTACCACTTTAATATACAGCATTCTATTGATTTATCGTTACTATACTCAATGAAAAAATTTGAGAGGTTAGAATATTCAAAAGAAAATTCAACTATCAATTATTTTTATAGTAAATATAGAAAGTTTAAAGATATAAATAAACTTATTCCTTTAAGTAAGTTGTACGAATCAAGTGAAAAAGTATATGATCAAGTTAAAAACGTAATAAAGTATAAAATACCTAGCGGATTTGAATTTTATAATACAACTGGTATAAATGTTTTTTATTTAATTGAACAGACAGGGCTAGGAGTCTACTATGAAGCTTATAATGAATTATTTAAACCTCGAAATCCTTTATATAATACCGTTGATAATACGGTTCTAACATATTATAACCTTTACAACATTACATCCAGACCTACTAATTCATTTAATAGTGTTAATTACGCTGCTATTCCTCACTCTGAAAAGCATAGAAAAGCGTTTAAACCGCAAAATGATTTCTTTGTAGAGTTTGACTTTGATGGTTACCACTTACGGTTACTTTGCGAACAAATAGGTTATCCTTTAACTAATGAATCCGCTCATAAACAGTTAGCAAAGCTTTATTTTGATAAAGATGAAATTACCGATGATGAGTATAGTAAAGCTAAACAAATAAATTTTCAAGCAATATACGGTAAAATACCTGAAGAGCATGCATTTTTAGAAGTTTTTGAAAAAATAGATAAGTTTATTAAAGATTTATGGAAAAAGTTTGAAAAGAAAGGAAAAGTTAAAGCTCCTATCAGTAAAAAACTTTTTACTAACCAATTAAAAGATATGCATCCACAGAAATTAATGAATTATGTTATGCAATCGTTGGAAACGTCAAGAAATATACTTATATTAAAAGAAGTACTTAGGTACTTAAAAGATAAAAAGTCAAAAATAGTACTATATACTTATGATGCTATATTATTTGACTTTGATAAAGAAGATGGAAAAGAGACTTTAGAAGATATTAAGAATATATTAGAAGAAAATAAAAAATATCCTATAAAGTTTAAATATTCCAATAATTTAGTTTTGTAGAACAGTTTAATATTTATATAAAATGGCAAATGTTATAGCCTCCAGGTTCGATTACGATATAGAACCTTTTTATTTAAACGAAGATATGAGTAATAAACTGTTCTGTACTTTTGCTACAGAAGATTCGCTTGAGAGCGTACTTAACCAAATTCAAGAGCGTTATAATATTATATACAATAAAGTATTTGTTCTTTATTCTAAGAGTCAAGATGAATACATTTGTACTTATAACGTAGACTTTGCTAATGTAAGCCAGTTTTTAGATAATACTATTTTAGTACATCGAAAAAAAGAATCTAATACTCTATATACAATTAATGCTTTAAATACTTTAATTAAACAATTAAACGGAGGAGTCTTAGATAAAAACTTCAAAATAAACTGGACTGACTATCGCAACTGCATACTTCTTACCAAAGGTCCAGATCTCAAAAGGATTAATACAAAATTATATAAAATTTTAGAAATATAGTTGGATAATAAATTTTTATTACCTATATTATATTAAACGTTATAATTAAAATAGTTATATTATGGATTTAAATGCGATCAAGGCAAAATTAGATGCCTTAAACAACGGTAATCAGGAAAGAGAAAAAACTGATTATACCAAAATTTTCTGGAGACCTGAATTAGGTAAACAGACAGTTAGAATTGTTCCATCAGCGTATGATCCAACTTTTCCTTTTAAAGAGTTAAAGTTTCATTACGGTATAGGGAAGTACCCAATGGTAGCTTTATCGAATTTCGGTAAACAAGACCCTATAGAAGAGTTTGTAAAGGAGCTTAAAAAGACTTCGGATAAGGATAATTGGTCATTAGCAGGGAAGCTTAACCCGAAAACTAGAATCTTTGCACCTGTAATAGTTAGAGGTGAGGAAGATAAAGGTGTAAGGTTATGGGGATTTGGTATTACTATCTACAAAGCATTATTAGCATTAGCTGAAGATGAAGATGTAGGTGATTTTACTGATGTAATAAACGGTTGGGATATGATAGTCGAACAACAACAAGGTAACCCTTACCCTACTACCTCGGTTAGAATTAAACCAAAACAATCTCCTTTATCAGATAATAATGATTTAGTAGATACTTGGTTAAAGACTCAACCTAATCCGGTAGAAGTTCATTCTCAATACGATTATGATTTTATCAAGAAACAACTTCAAAATTACTTAAACCCTGGATCAGCAGAGGAGAATGCTCCTGCAGCAGGTTCAGAAACTTCGCCAGAAAGCGTAAGTCCTCAAAAGACTGACTTTTCTTTAGAAACAGCTACTGCTGGCAACAAAGATACAGTTAGTAAGTTTGACGATTTATTTAATGAATAATGGCAAAGAAGAAAGAAGTACAAGAAAGAGCGACCGCTGCAGTACGTAAGTCGTTCAATTTAAGCAATTTTAAGAAGAAAAAAGGTTTTTCAAATGCTTCTGTTAAATTTAAAGAACAGGGGTGGATACCATTATCAAAAGCTTTTCAAGATATTACTTCCCTACCCGGTATACCTACCGGGCACATTACTCTTTTAAGAGGACACAGTGATACGGGCAAAACAACTGCCCTAATAGAAGCTGCGGTGAGTGCTCAGAAAATGGGCATTCTCCCAGTTTTCATTATTACTGAGATGAAGTGGTCTTGGGAACATGCTAAAGAAATGGGACTAGAAGTTAGCGAAGTTACCGATGCAAACGGTACTATTGTTGATTACGAAGGTCATTTTTTATACGCAGATAGAGGTACGTTAAATACTATTGAAGATGTAGCAGTATATATAGCAGATCTTATGGATGAGCAAGCAAAAGGTAATCTTCCTTTTGATATGTGTTTCTTATGGGACTCTATTGGTTCTGTTCCTTGTGATCTATCAGTACGTTCTAATAAGAATAATAATGAATGGAATGCAGGAGCTATGTCTACTCAATTTGGAAATAACTTAAATCAAAAGATTCTTTTATCTAGAAAAGAAAACTCACCTTATACTAATACTTTAGTAGCTATTAATAAGGTTTGGACTATGAAACCTGAATCCCCTATGGGTATGCCTAAACTTCAGAATAAAGGAGGTATGTCTATGTGGTATGATGCAACTTTAGTAGTTACCTTTGGTAATATTACTAATCCAGGTACGTCTAAAATTAAAGCTATTAAAAATGGTATGCAAGTAGAGTTTGCTAAAAGAACTAACGTTCAGATAGAAAAGAACCATATCGGAGGAGTACAGTCTAGAGGTAGAGTAGTTATGACTCAGCATGGTTTTATACCAGATGATAAAAGAGCAATCGATAAGTACAAAGATCAGTATAAAGATCACTGGTTAAAATTAGTTGGTAGCTTAGATTTCGATTTAGTCGAAGAAGGAGATTTGGAAGAAGAGAAAATTACTACTAATTTACTAGACTAGTGGCATACGATAACATACTAAAGAATTTAAAGCAGACCCCACCCCGTGAGCTGAACGATCACATTATGGTGATCGATGCTATGAATATGTTAATTCGTAGCTTTTCCCTGCTCAAAGCAATGAGTCCAACAGGTCACCATATCGGAGGCCTGGTTGGCTTTTTGCGATCTTTAGGTTATGTTACTAGAATATTTGACCCTACTAGAGTTATAGTTGTATGGGACGGTAAAGGAGGTTCCGGAAACCGTCAAAATATTAATCCTGATTATAAAGCTCATAGAGCTACTAATAGGATTACTCATTGGGGATTATATGATACTAAGCAAGAAGAAACTGAAGCTTTAGTAGGTCAATTATTTAGAACAAAAGACTATCTTGAATGCCTTCCAGTTCATCAAATAATGATGGAAAAATTAGAAGCTGATGATATTATAGCTTATATAGCTCAACAAGCTACTAAAACTAAAAAGAAAATAACTATTATTTCTTCTGATAAAGATTTTTTACAGATGATTAATGAGCATGTAGAAGTATATGCACCAGTTAAGAAAAAAGTCTATACAGCTCAAAATACTAAAGAAGAAATAAAAGTAATTCCTGAGAATTATAATATTGTAAAAGCATTATTAGGAGATAACTCAGACGGTCTAAGCGGGGTAAAAGGTTTAGGAATTAAAACTATAGTATCTGAATTTCCAGACGTAGTTAACAAGCCTAAAACTAATTTAGATTACATATTTAATGTATGCGAAAAAAATATTGAAGGTAAAAAAATATTTTCTAAAATTATTCATCAATGGGATAAAGTAGAGACTAATTTTAAGTTGATGAATTTACATGAGAGTGTGTTGGATAATAAAGAAAAAAATACTATATTAGATATTATTAAAAGTGAAGTACCAAGTCTTCAGGCAGGAGCGTTTCTGCATCTATTAGATTCAGATAGAATAGAAGGTATAACGAAAAATACTGAAGGTTGGTTAGAGAACTTTAGGGGTTTAACGGTTTTTAAAAAATAGGTTATTATGACATTAAAAAGTCTACAACAGTACGGTAAAGCATTTCAACTTAAAGTGCTAGGGTCATTACTTACTGATAAAACATTCTTACTAAACGTAAGAGATGTACTCTACCCAGATTATTTTGATGCTGATTCACATAAATGGATTATTTCTCAAATAGTTGAATATTTTGATCAGTATCATACTAACGTTACTATGGATGTTTTAAAAGTAGAACTCCATAAAGTCGAAAACGAAGTATTACAAGTAGCTCTTAAAGAAGAA